ATGTATAAAAAACTTATAGAACAGAACCTGAATGAGGCAAAAGCCGCCAGGGCTGAGTTGAGCCATATTACAGGCGTCGCTGTCGGAAAAATGCATAATCCCGCTAGTGGGTTGTATCTCGCTAACTATGCCAATTTACTCATGAACAGGCAGATAGACATTTTTGATGATGGGCTTCACCTCCTCGAAAACGAACGATACCAGGCCGCTTGTATTATTAGTCGGGGGATGATTGAGACACATGCTTTCTCACGACTTTTAAACAAGAAAGTTGAGAAGATTTTGACTAACCAAAGCGGCCACGAAAGTGTAGATAAAGCACTAGATGTCATCTTGGGATTTACAAACAGTTCACGATTCAAAAAATCAGAACAAGAAAAGATTCAAAAAGGAGTATTTGACCCTAACGACTATATGTTTACTGAACAGGCTAAATATCGTTTTGAAAACTTACTTGCTGTCAGTCAGCATGTGATGAACGCATTACGCGATCTCTATGAGGATGAGCTGAAGCAAACTAATCAGAAGGAAAGCTATTTTGAACTAACGTATGACATACTTAGCGAATATGTGCATCCTTCACAAATCAGCATCTTCCAATACTACACGCCTGAAATACAAATAGTTCCCACTTCTTTTGGCAATATTCATGCCTATGAGACTGCCCAGTTACAATGTGCGAGAGCATTACACTTCATAGTAGATGCAAAGAATCAACTTAATTGGTCTTTAGAGTTAGCTAATGAAATGACAAAACGAGGTTAAGTGTTAAAACCATTCCCTAACGCGGGCTTATTTTTTTGAATCAACACACTGAAGTAAAAGGATTTATTTCTGGTCACGTCCACACATTGACCTCAGCGTAAAAAAGCCCTGTCATGTGCGGGGCTTTACTTTTTGACTGCCCCAATGACACAATGATTTTCAACTATCTGTTTAATATGGAAATTATTTTGAAACTTCTGAAAACTACGCTTCTGCTTTGCCTTGCCCTCATGTCCTTTACCTCTCAGGCAAATGACGTCTCCACACTCAAAAAATCACTTAAACCGTGGCAGCCGATCGAGGTTTCGAAAAGCAGTGAAACGCTGACGGTGACACTCAACGAGAACCAAATCACCCCTACTGTTTACGATGCAATTATCAGCGCAGGTGCCTGCATGGCTATCTGGACTAAGGATGCTCCGGTTAATTACCTTAAAACTGTCAAAGAGCTGCACATTCTAAACAAGCATAAAGCACAAGGTTATGTGATGGAAAACCCGCTCGATACCTGTAATGAAATGGGGAAAGAAACAGAAGTAAAAGCAAAAGGGATCATGCTTTCACATACGCGGCTTTTTAAGTAATCAGCATACAAAAAGCCCCGTATTTGCGGGGCTTTCTTTTGGTCACTGCCAGTGCATTTGTTGCTGGCCTGATGATGTTGGGTGCGGTGCCGCTGGTACTACTACCCCCGGCGATACGATAAAGCGCTCGACCGTCTCAGTTGTCACAAACGTCGCGCTGCAGTTGATGTTTGTGCACTGGTGATAGCGCTCTTTGGTCGTGTCGGTAAAATAGCGACTTGTGCGGGCGTGAGCGGCAAAATGGCATTTTGGACAGTGAAACATGGCGAGCACCTCATTTAATTTCCGATGCGTTAATTTTAATTAGTTTACCCCTATATAACAAACACTTAAATACATTTCATTGCGTTAATTCTTCGCTTTCGTACTCCACATCCGAAACCTTAACCTCAAGCTCTAAGCCCGTCGTGTAGCCGTTGCTGTTGAGGTTATGCACCACCCGGCTGATTATCCAAGCCTGCTCGTCCATGACGCGCTTAAAGCCTTTCACCGCGACTGGTGTTTCAGGAAATAAATCGGCGCGGCCAATAGCCAGCGATATTGAAAACTCCGCAACACCTCGCTGCAGCTTATCCCACTTCGCCTGAGCGGCGCGCATGGCCTGCGCCTTTGTCGCGTAAATGGTCGTCAGCTCCAGCACGTTGTCAGCCTCACCGGCCATATACTCACCCTCGCGCGCTTCCTGCTCTTTTTTGGCTTTGGCCTTTGCCGGTGCTTTGGTCGCTTTCGGGTGCTGCAGCGCGCGGAGGTGCTTCTCTTTGGGCTTTCTCTTGAGCTTCACCTTTTGCTTTTGCGGCTTCGGGTCTTTGGTGTGCAGCCACTTTGCCGTAACGCCGGTATAGGCTTCCCGGTCAGCAATGGCAAACTGATGACGATCGCCGTCGCCGCGCTCAAGCTTCATCTGCGGAATGGGCTTTCCGCTGGCAGTCTTACCGCTCCCCGCTTTCAGGAATAACAGTTTCCCCGCTTTTACCGAAACCGCCGCCCCGTTCCGGTCAGCCAGACGGGACAGAAACACCGCGTCGGATTCCTGCGACTGGTCAATGTGAGGCACTGCGACGGCTTTCAGCGTGTCGGCCACGCTGGCCGTCAGCTTATTGCGTGCCGCAATCGTCTCGACAATTTGCCCGAGCGTGGTGTCATGCCATGACTGCTCCCGGCGCGAGTTCAGCGACCCGCGAAAATCAGCGCTTCGCCCCCTGATGGTCAGCGTATCAGGCGCGCCCCTGTGCTCGATTTCGTCGACCGTGAACGACCCCTTTTTTATCAGCGCGGAATCCTGCCAGCCTAACCACAGCGTCAACGTTGCGCCGCGCGGTGGCAAAGCTATCTGACCGTCAGTGTCGTCGAGCTCGATATCGAGCTGGTCGGCCTCGAATCCGCGATTGTCGGTCATGGTCAGGCTGATTAGGCGGTCACTAAAATCCTGCGTGATATCCTCGTTATCCAGCTTGAGCATAAACGCCGGTGCTATCTTCGCCCCGGCCTGAATATCCATTCCCGTAATCATCCTGCCAGCCCTCCCAGCCAGTTACCGGCAGACGTGACCAGATTGTCGGCCTGCGTTTTCAGGTCGCCATAAATGGCCGCCAGAGATTTATCGATCCGCTTAAGCGAAAGGCTAAACTCGATTTTTCTCGCAGCCCCGTCGCTGAATAACTCGGTGTGCGTGTGCGTCACTTTGTCGATGACATACATGCCGTGAATCATGCCCGTTCCGTCAATCAGCGGCCACGCTCGCCCCTCGTCGGCCATCAGCTCAATGGCGGTCAGTGAAAGACGTCCGCCGGTAATTTCGGGATAGAGCACGCCCGACAGCGTGCGCGTGGTTTCCCCTTCCCCGAGATACTGGTAAGCCGGTGGCTTGCCGATACGGTCATTTGACGCCCAGCGGTAATCCTTCGAATACTGCATGGACTGATAGGGCAGCGTGCGGCGCTCAAACACAAACAAACCTAAAACCATTAACATGCTTTACCCCCCTCAGTCATGGCGCATACTTGAGCGCTGACGCGCACGATTTTCACGGTCGAGTTTATCGACAGCCTCTCGGAGCTGCCGGTCAAGATCGCTGCCCGGCGCGATGCCACCATTCAGGTTGATGTTATATTCTGGCTTGCTCTGGTCGACGTAAGTCTTACCCGTGGGTGCCGTTACCGGCTGATATGCCTGATAACCGCCATATGCTGAGGTTGCCGGAATATAAGACCCATTTTGCGAGCCGGTGGCGGCACTGGCTTTAGCGGCCTTCTGGTCAAGGTCGCTCGATTCTTTATTGATAACCCCGAGCTTTTCCAGCAGCCAGTTAACGCCGGTACGCAATGTATTAAAGCTTTTGAGCGGTAACATCAGCGCTTCGGCCAGCATCTTACCGAACATCACACCCGCATTTTTGCAGCTGTCGAGCGTCTCCTGCGTCGACTTAACCGGTGCGATCAGGTCTTTAAACCACTGCCACGCCGCTTTAAGTTTGTCACCCAGCCAGTCAAAAACCGGCTTTAACGGTTCGAATAACTCCACTACAGGGGCAAAAGCCTGCTTTATCCCCTCCATTACGCCTGAGAAAAATGCGCTTATTGGCTCCCAGTATTTGCGGATGAGCAGCGCACCGGCGATGATGGCAACGCCAATAGCCACAATCGGCCAGGTAAGCGCCCCGAGCACAGAGACAATGGCCGCCCCCATTGCGGCCAGATTTGCACCGATAACACCGGCAGCGGCCATAATCACGTTGAAACCCGTTACCACCGGCCACGCTATCAGGCCAATCCCGCCCAGCACGCCAATCAGCGCCAGCCCACCACCAACAATCAACCCGATTGTTGACGCAAGTGTTTTGTTATTGGTGATCCAGCCGTCGAGCTTTAAAACATATTTCGTGGCGGTTTTAGTGAGCTCACGCAGTGAGCCCTCCTGCTGGTCAAACAGGTCAGTACCGACGGCCTCATAGGCTGACTGAAATTCTTTGAAGTCACCGCCGAGGTTGTCCTGCATGATTTTAACGAGCTCAGCGGTTTTCCCGTCCGAGGCTTTAAATGCCGCCGTGAGCTGGTCGAGCTTGCCGCTTGAGGCAGCGGTCATGAGTACCGCCGCCGCCGAGCTGGCCTCCTCACCAAAGATGGTTTTCATATACTCGCCTTTCTGGCTTGTTCCGAGATTGTTTTTCTCAAAACTGCGCTGCATTTCTTTCAGAATGGCGAATATCGGGCGCGTGTTGCCCTTGCTGTCAGACGTTTTAACGCCGAGCTCTTTGATAGCCTCGTATGCCTTACCGGTTGGAGCCTGCAGTCGACTCAGGACGGCACGGCTGCCCGTCCCCGCCATTGAGCCGGTGATTTTGGCGTCATGTAGCGCGCCGACCATTGCGGCGGTCTGCTCAATGCTGACCCCGGCATTTTTTGCCACCGGCGCGGCATACGTCAGCGCGTCGCTCAGCCCGTCAAAGTCAGCCGCCGTTTTGTTCATCGTCATCGACAGCACGTCGCCAATGTGTGCGATCTGGTCGTTTGACATCTGAAACGCGGATTTCATACCCGTCAGCAGCGCGGCGTTTTCTTCCATCGAGCGCCGGTTAGACAGCGCCATATCCAGCGTGACCGGCGTCGCCGCCTGAATCGCTGCCGCATCCCCGCCGCTTTTCGCAATGATAATCTGCGCGCTGGCCGCATCGTCTGCAGACGCAGCGGTATTGTCCCCGAGCTGGCGCGCCTGTTTGCGCAGCGCCTCCATTTCGGGCGACTGTTTATCGACCCCGAGCACGGCCTGCAGCTCAGAGTTTTTCTGTGCAAAGTCATAACCGGGTGTGAGTAATTTCACTCCGGCCATCGTTCCCGCCGTGGCGATACCGACGCCCGCCGCGCCTGCCGCTGCAGCGCCTCCGGCAAGGGATTTACCGGCCTGATAACGCTCTTTAACGCGACTCAGTCGCGCCTGCTGTTGACTGACCCGCGCCAGCGCCTCGCGTTGCCGGTTAAGCTGCGCGGTCGTTTCACTGATGCTGGTTTTCAGTCGGCGCTCATCCGCCGACAGGGTGCGGGTATTAATACCGGCCTGCGCGAGCTCGGTACGCTGGCGCTGCACCGACTGCCTGAGGCTGTTGTATTTGAGCTGCAGGTCAGCAGCGGATTTTTTTGCCGCCTCCATCGCGCGCGCCTGCGCGGTTGTAGGGTTCTGCGTATTTTTAAACTGAACGGCCAGCGCGGCGGCTTCCTGTTTGGCCTTGTTAAGCGACTGGCCGGTCACGGCAAGCTGTGCGCTCGCTTTCCTGAATCCGTCAATTCGGCCAGCCTGCGCATTCAGATCGCGCAGGCTGTTTTGTGAAGTGCGGATATCGCCGGCAAGGGTCTTGCTGGCAGTCTGGATAGCTTTAAGCGGTCGGCTTGCCCGGTCTACTGCGTTCAGCAGTACCTCAATCCTGACGTTATTGCTCATGGTGGTGTCCGCTTCGCTGCAGCGCCTTTTCGCGCCATGTGATGAGCTCGGTCACGCTCAGGGAATTTAGCTCTGATGGCGGCCAGTGAAATATCACCGCGATATCCGCCATCAGGTCATCGACCGAAAAGTTATCCGGGAAGGTCAGCGAGCCGAAGATGGTGACAAAAAACCAACCACCTTACCGGCGAACAAAATCAGGTCTGACGCTTCCAGACGCGTGACCTCGGGCTCGGTCAGCGCCGGGTACGTCATACGCGGCAGCACCTTAATCAGCGCATCGACATCAGAGTTTGCCAGCGAGGCCAGACTCACGCCGCGCAGAGTACCGGCGTTGGGTTTGGACACGGTGACCTGTTCGATTTTTTGCTCACCGCGCATGACGGGATTATCGAGGATCACAATGTTTGGGTTTTCGGTTTCAGTGGTGGCGGTTTCGTTGATGTTTTCCATGATGTTGCTCTCTTTGAATGTGAGTAAGTGACCGGCCAGCCTGGCTGACCGGTTAACGGGTTACAGGCCAATCGCCCGGCGGTGCTCAGCGAGACGGTCGACGCCGTCGACTTTCATCACCATGTTGACGACGTCAATCTCTATGACCTCTTTGCCGTCGATCGTGAGCTGGTAGTACGAGCACTCGGTCGCGATTTTGGTCGTGCCGCTTTCGCCCTGTTTGTTCTCGCCGCCGTCGTACTCCTTGTGACGGCCACGCATGACCACCTCAACGGCTGAAATTGCGCCGGTGTCATCGCGCTGGAACGAGCCGGTGAAGCGCAGCGGCACGCTATCCGCGCCCGGTGACGCGTACTGCGCCCACAGTTCGACGTCAGGCAGACCGCCCAGCGTCCACTCAAGCGACAGCGCGTCGTCGTCGAGGCCGAGGTCAATCGACACCGAGCCCGGCATCCCGCCGCCGCGATATTTCTCAAGCTTGCGGGTCAGCTTTGGCAGGGTGACGGATTCAACGACGCCCATGTAGCTGAGACCGTCGTTAAACATGTTCAGGTATTTCAGTTTGCGTGGTAACGCCATGCTCTGAGCTCCTTAGCTGTTGACCGAGTCTGACAGGTCTGCCAGATAGGTATCGGTGATGCGCTGGCGCAGGGTCAGGTTTTCCAGCGGCGGGACGGGGGTGTAGTCGTAATCGATATACAGCTTCCCGGCTTTCAGGGTTTCCACGGTGTTTGACTCCGGGTCGTACCAGCAGGAGCAGTCAACGATATAGCCGTTGTTTTTCAGCTCGCGGAATTTGGCATTGATACCGGCGACGATGTCGCGGATGAGCGTTGCGGAAACGGGTTTATCCATCGCCCACGCGTGCGCTTCCGCCATGGTATCGGCCAGCACCTGCGCCGTGCGGGTGTAGTTTTCAAACACGAATAACGGATCGTCCGAGCAGGTGCGGTTACCCCAGAATTTAAAGCCGTCGTTGCGGATGAGCGTTGTCACCCCGGCTTGATTCAGCAGGTTGGCGTCGGTGGCCTGCTCCTGCAAATCCCATGAGACCGAGGCGCTGACGCCGGTGACGCCATTCACGCCGACGTTGGACAGCGTTTTGTGCCAGCCGGTCTCCTGGTCGATTCTGGCACGCAGGCCGAGCGCGCGGGCAGTCGCCCACGCAATATCGGTTTCGTTCGCCGTGGTGTCCCATGCCAGAAAATCAGGGTGAATCACCATCAGCTCGCGCTGGCTGAAGTTCTCACGGTATTTGATGGCGTCGGAAATGGTCTTACAGCCCCACGCGCTCACGTAGCCGAACGCGCGCAGGCTCTGGCAGGTTGACGCGAGTGCGGTCGCCACTTCCTGCGTATCCAGCCCCGGCACGCCGAGAATTCGCGGCTTAACGCCGGTGACGGTTTTCGCCGTTAACAGCGCTTTCAGCCCGGTGTATTTGCCGTATTCGTCGGTCGTGCCGATGATGTTGGAAATGGTCTCTTTCTGCGCCGCTTCCGGGTCGTCCGGGTCTTCGATACCTTCGGGAACGCGCACCACCACAATGACCGGCTTGCACTGGTCGGCAATGGCCTGCAGGGATTTTGACAGCGTGCCTTTTTTACCGGCCTTACCGATCGCCGTTTGCACGCTGGTAATCAGCACCGGCTCATTAAGGGGAAACGTCTTGTCGTCAGCATCGCTGGCCGTGCAGACCATGCCGATGATGGCCGTCGAGACGGTGGAAATGGTGCGCGTGCCATCATTAATCTCGATGACCTCGACGCCGTGATGATAGTCGCCCATCTGTTTAACTCCGTGGTTAAGGGGTGCGACTATTTTCTGTTGTGCGTCGCGCAGGCGCGATGCAATGCCGTTGGTGGAGGGATAACACAACATACAAAAAAGCCCTCCGGGTGGAGGGCTTCGTTTATTCTGGTCTTTCCGGCCATTCAATATCCGGTGCCGCAGAGGTGTCGATCGCGTTTATAGACTGAATGTATTTCATCCACGCAATCAGGCTGGTCTTGTCATTGTCGCTGATAATCCCGAGCTGCAGCTCGGTTTGCCACAGGCTGATAGCGCTTTGCGCCTCTGACAGCCGCGCGGATTTTCTCTGTTCAGCCTCCTTAACCTGACCGTTTTTCTGCGCGTCCTTATCCGTGACCCATTCGCTACCGTTCCAGCGGTCATAGGGGGTAGACGGTGCAATCGTAGTTACGCCGACGGCATAGTCACCGGGCGCGGTAATGTTGACCGGCTGACCGGTTTGCGTGTCATAAACCGTCTCACCGCGATGGTCTGCAACATACTCCCACCCGTCAAGACTGGCCGCGCGGCACACCGCGAAACCCTCCTTTTTTTCGACAGGTGCATCGGTGCAGGAATTAGCAGGAATCCCCACGCCCAGCGCCAGAAACTCGACAGATGAAGCCAGATATTCGAGGGTTTTACCGTCGAAATTATAAACCGTTATTTCACCCGGCTTTGTGGCAATCCCGTTTTTGTTCAGTGTTGCTTTTGCCATTATGCCGCCCTCACTATGTAGTTAAATGCCACGTTGCGCGGTCTCGTCTCAGTACCACCTGTAGGTCTGGTAGTCGCATTGACGATGCCACCATCCGTAATCGCGGGATTTGGTATTGGATAATTGTCGTAATCAATGACGGGTGATGCAGGCGTTATTTGCTTCAAAATCGTAGTGCCCGTAAAACTTTCCAGTGACATATCGTTTGTTCTGGCAGTCCAGATACCCCACATATGAACATGTGAAGCCATATCACCGGCCTGAGTTGACATAATTCCCCTTAACGAATCCACACCACGTCCGTCATCCCATCCACGCAGAAACTCACCGCGCAAGTCAGGCAATTTACCGGATGGATAAGCGACAGCCAGCTTTGGATATTTCGCCTTGTCAAAAACCGCGCCGTTGCATTTCAGCCAGCCATCGGGCGGCGTTGCCTGCGGCCACGGCAGCGGAAATCCGACAGGAATGTATTTATCAATATCCGCCGTTTTTAGGTATTGCGGGTGCGGGTCAGCAGCGGCGAGGTGCGCAGCCAGCAGATTATCGGCATAGGCTTTCACCTCGATAGCCTTATCCTCGACATACTGGCGCGTTGCCAGCACTACCGACGGGTCGATTTTCAGGGTAATCGCCGACGTGCTCGACACAATCAGAATCATGCGAATGGTCTGCGTGCGGCCGCTCCCCTCCTGCAGCTGCGGTTTGTAGGTCTCCGGGCAGTTTGCCACGGCAATCAGAATCCCCTCATCGTCGTAGAGACCAATCTCGCGTATCCAGAAACCGCCCTCATTCTCGGGAATAATCTGTTCCGCGATAATCTGGCTGGTATTGGCCGGGTCAACGGTCAGCAGGTTTATCGGTGCGATGCGCTTCTGGTTAATGAGCTTCGTCTGCGCCGGGTCAGGGGTCGGCAAAGTACCATTCGCATCGCCGACGGCCATCTGCGTCAGGTTTAGTCTGGTACCGAGTGCCGCCGCGTTCGCCAGCCGCGCCGCGCCCTGATTGGTCAGAATGGCAAGATATTTTGCGGTCATGCGTTCACTCTCAGGTTATCAATCAAATGGATGGCCGAGGCCGGGTAATATTCACCGCCGACGACAATTTCCTCGGGGGTGTAGGGGTAAACGGTGAGCGCGTCGCCGTCGTAGCATCCCGCGCCGACATATAGCTCACCGGTCGCACTCAGGCTGATAGCCAGCCCCGTCAGGTGGCGGCTTGCCGGTTTGGCGTCTTCAATCAGGCGCTCGAGCTCCTGATACATTTCGTCAGTGATGCCGCTGTCGAGCACGCCGACAACGAGGCGGAAAGTGCCTGGCGCCTCGTCGAGCTGCCACCACTCGCGCACCTCAATCAGAAAGCCGAGCGGCTCAACCACCCGACGCAATGCGCTGATGGTGCCTTTGTGTTGATGGACGAAAAATGAGGACGCACAGACGCTGCGCTTTGTCGCCTCCGGCCACTTCTCGTCCCACCGGTCGACCGACAGCGCCCACGCCAGATACGGCAGCAGGTTTACCGGGCAGGTGCGCCAGTTCCACAGGGTGCGCAGCGGTACCGGCACGCGCTGAATTTCAGAGAGCGCGGCACCGGCGGCGACCTCCAGCGGCGATGAGCCAACGGGTAACAGCCGGTCACTCATCCGAGCCCCCGATGGTTATCTGGTACTCGGTACAGTTCGACGCCTGCGATTTACTCAGCACAATGTCGGCCTGCGGTGATGCCAGCTCGACACGCTGAACCCCCTCAACGTGCATCGCCGCATAAATGGCTGACAGGCGGATATCACGCCCGAGGCGGTGCTGCGCGCTGATATAGCTCTGAAGCCTCTGCTCTGATGCCTGCCTGATGGGCTCAGATTCGGGACCGGGGTAAACGTAGAGCGTCGCGTCAATCTGGTACGGCACAATTTCAGCTGACTGGACGGTCACCCGGTCGGCCACCGGGCGCACATCTTCGGCGTTCAGTGCTTTTTCAACGATTGCCAGTAATTCAGGGCTCGCGGTGCCGTCACCCTCACGGGATAACACGGAAATCGTCACGCAGGCGGGCGACGGGCTTTCGACCGACACGTCGGCGACCCGTCCGTCAGCGCTTCGACCGTGATACTCATAGGCACCAACCGGTCCCGCCACGCTTAATCCTTCAAAAGCTTGTTGTGTGCGCAGTCGCAGGTCAGCATCTGATTCCATAACGGCAGGCGTTGGCGGTATGGTGGTGTCATCTGCAGGGGTAATGGTCAGGCGTCCGGTATTGTTGTTCCCGGCCACGACGTCAAGGTCGCGACCGGTTGAATACGCGAGCGTTACCGCCTGCGCGGCTTCGTTCACACGCTGACGCCAGATAACTTCACGGTAGGCGTTTTCCTGCAGCAGCTTCACAATCGGCTCTGACTCAAGTGTCAGCGTCCGGGCGATAGCCTCCTGCTGATTTTCGGGATAAAGCGAAATTAGCGTCGCAATGCGTTCGGCAAGAATGGTTTCAAAGTCCAGTTCTTCCACCACATCGGGAACGGGTAACTGATTCAGGTCAACGGTTGCCATAGTGATTTAGCTCAGTGGAATGGTGATGGAAAATGGCTGGCCGCCGGTCGAACGGGTGCCGGTGATGTCGACATACAGCCCGCCGTCGGTCTCCGACCGTTCAAAGGTAATGGTCGCGAGGTTTACGCGTGGCTCCCACTTCTGGATCGCGGAATAGCACGCGGCCATAATCTGCAGGCGCAGCGCCGGGGTCTGCGGCTGGTCAATCATCTGCGACAGGAGCGAGCCGTATCCACGACGCATGACGCGCGAGCCTACCGGCGTGACCAGAATGTCGCGCACGCTTTGCCGGATATGCTCAACCTCAGAGATACTGAGGCCGGTCTGGCTGTTCATTCCCAGATAACGCACCGTCATTTGATGCCCTCCGTCCAGCTTCCGCCCCGTTCGACGCCGCCGTGGTCGTGGTTATCCACCTGCACGCCGTTTGATTTCAGTGTCCCGCCGGAGTGCTCGATGTTCCCGCGCATGGTGCCGCCTTTCTTCACTTCGAGCGTGCCGGTCGTCAGCTTGTTGGTGCACACCACCTCCGGCGTATCGAGCGTGATGCGGCTCGACGCTTTCACCAGCACCACCGGCACGGTGGCCGTAATGGAGTCCGACGCGGTGACGTCTGCGGTTTTGATACCTGACACGGTGAGCGCACCGCTTTCGGGCTCGTACTCGATAACCGCCCCGTCAGGAAAGGACACGTGAAGCGTATCAGGGGAGGCAGACGGCGCGGGATTGTCGTCAGAAAAAATGCCGGGCAGCACAAAGGCCGTATCGAGCTCGCCGCCGATCGCCAGCAAAAGCACCTGCTCGCCAACGGACGGAGCCCACCACACCCGCGAGCGGCCGGCGCGACTGGTAAGCCAGTTCAGCCAGGTGGTTTGCATCCCGCCGGTCTGCACACGACAAAGCCCCTCGTCGTGGTCGATGTCGGTCACGATGCCGGTGCGGATAAGGTTGCGGATCGCGCGTGCGATTTCCTGTAGAGAATTTAGATTATTCATGGGGAAAGGATGCCGCCGGGTAGGGGCAATGACAATTAAAGAGCGTTTTATGAGAGGCTGCACAACATCCGTTTGTGAAGATACAATCCGTTATATATTTGAGATAAAAGTAATCATTGCTTTGTTATTTTTTGAAAAAGATAAAATGCGATCCAATGCGAAAATAAAAAAGCACCAACCATTTAAAGTTGATGCACATATCAAAAAACTTTTTGAAGCAATCAAACTTGCTCGTCCCGCCATGGAATAATATCGACATCATATAAATCATAAGCATGGATTATGAAGTCAGCAATCAAATCTATGACTTCAATAAGATGCTCATTTAAAACATCTTTTTCTTTCCGCGCTTCAAATTGGTGCACAAATTGGTTTCGAAAAGAATATAAGTGTTTTGCAATACCTTCCGAATCAATATTAACCCCATTAAATAGACCACACCCCACTAATTTGAAACTTACATCTTCATAGTTTTGAAGAACATCAGTTACAATTCGCGAAAGTGAATCCTCTTCTTTTCTCCTCCATGACAATTCATCTATACAATGAACAGCAAGCTCATATGCAGGCCTGGAATATTGAATAACCCCTTTCAGACGTCTACTCCTTGGAATGACATATAACCACTCTATGCATCTATATAATTCTAAAAAGCAGTGTTTTAAATGTGAAGATGTCAATGATAAGAAGACATTATCTTTTGGTATTTTAACTTTCTTAATAAAAAGAGCTCTCAACTTATCGATTGTCTCGCTAGCCAAAGGCAATGTTATTACATCCTGACAACTACTCAGTAAATAATAAGCGCTTGACAAAAAGGATCTATTGAAATCCGCTGACAAATCATCAAGACGAAAGATTGTAAGCGGCTCAAAATAATCGATCAATTCGGGTATGTAGTGCCCTTGATATAGAGCATCATCTTGTTGGAAAAGAATGTTATTTGAAATTTCTTGTGGCAAAACATCTTCTCTTATCTTTAGTTTCAATGAAGGACACAAAAACACAAAGAAAGATTCAGTAACATCACATACACTGAAGTACTCCTCAAACATCTCTTTATTAAACTCTGAGGGAAATATGTTTTTCACAGCAAAATAGTCTATTACCGTTATCCTTCCCCCAGCGTCTTCTTCATGCTCTTGAAAATGGTAAAAAGCATTTCCATTTAACAGGGTAAACATATCCTCAGCTTTAAACCTTAAACGCTTAAAGCACTCAATCTCATCGCTGCTTGGTTTAGCAGGCTTCATTTTATGCCGGGTTTTTGAACCTCCCCCGGCAACACACAAAGTATCAAATATATAATCTATACTATCTCTGATAGATGACATTATTTAGCCTGCCAACAAGGTCCAAAGTCTTCTAAACGATCAACATATTTCATACAAGCTTCGAATGCTTTGTAATAAAACTCTCGCTCGTATTGACCAATCTTACTTGATCTTGCGCTGAGTTTTTCATTTAGCAGTGAAAACTGCAAGAATCTTCCAAGATCATCCTCATTGAGAGCAGAAAGCCGCTCAATTAAACCAGAAACTTTTTGAATTAACTCCTGACAACATCTGTCACTTTCCTCTTTAGAAGATTTAAATCCTGGAGGGCCATATATGTACGCAGCCGCAGCCGCAACAAACCCAACACCAGCTGGTATGCTTGTAAAAATATCTTTACCAACTTTAATACGGCCTTCTTGTTGTTCATCTTTATATCTTGAAAACTCATGATCCAAGTCAACCATTAATTTTAAAACTGCTTTAAAGTTAGTAAGGAAATGATTGTCAGAAGTCGACTCAATTGCATCCATTCTTGCGAAATCTTCTGAGACCTTTTCTTTTAAATCTATATCTGTTTTCCTAGAAGAAAAACATAAGAAATACTCAATTAATTTACTACTTTGATATTGACCTGCCTGTGTTCTTCGGCTTGACTGGCCTATTAACCTTATATCTAAGTTAGGAATAGACTTCTTTAAATCCTTTATAATAGAATCATAGATTGTATCAAGTTGTCTTTTTATATCCCATGGCACTTGCCCTGTATTAAGAACAAGCATTCTGTAAATCAAACTATTCATGCTTTTAGAAAACCAATACTCTATTCTAATGGTTTTATCATAAACACTTTCATTTTCTTTTACAGCCTGTAAGAATGCAGTTGTCCTTTGCATTCCATCAATGATAGATAGGGATGTTTTATCAATAGTGTCATTTAGTTTTTCGAAAGAACATTCATCTGAAACAGCCTTGATTTTTTCATAAACATCCTCATCAACTATTACACCAATAACTATAGGAGGAAGAACGGCACCATCAATTATATCAGACACCATTCTTTCACGTATAGTCTGAGCAGTTTTAGTTTTTAAAGGAGCTCTTTGACCATAAATCCCCCCTTTATCTTCATAAGCCTTTTCCGCGAAAGACAAATAATCAGACAACTTGGTTGTATGAATAACAGAGAGACAATCAACTCTTTTATCTTCTAATACATATTCTGATTTTTTCATATAAAAACCTTTCTACGCAGGTTAGTAAAAGCCCTCATAGTAATTAGCTTTGCAAAAGTTATCAACGAGTTATCTTGTTTTTTTTGATTAACATCTTACATTACAAACTATTTTTTTGCATACAATCAACTAAGTTGCCTTAAAATTAAGTCTTTGATTGCTTTTTCATCAAAATTACTCAAACCCAACAATTGTCTCTCAGGATAAGGCACTTCTTCACTAAACTCATTAGGCCGGTCTTTGAGGCCGTACTGATGGACTCGTGCGATACGCTGCACTTTGCCGGTGAATTCCACCACGGCGCTGTTTTCACTGCCAGTGGCTTTCAGGTACCGGCTTGTGCGTAGCTTCTGGAACATTGCCCGTTTAATCCGCCCGGTCTTAGCCCTGAGGCGTTGTCGCTTTCGCGCCTGATAGGGGGAGCCGTCCGGAGCTTTTTGCAGTTTGATGCGTTGCTGTTGCGACTTTCGCAGCTCCTTTGCTATCTCCCCGGCCAGCTTCCGTCGCGCTGCCGGTGACAGGGCAGCGATCAGACCGTTGAGCCGGTCGTCAAAGGGCTTAAATTCATTCATCCCATTTACTCGCCAGCTCTCCGTCAAGATAGAGCTCTTTTGGTGGGGTTGCGGGGGTCGGCAGCGGAGGCTCAGGTGCATAGCTCACGTGCAGCGCGCCGTTTTCCTCTTTGATGAGGGTGCGCTCGGTGAGCTGCAGGCTGATGCTGATATCGACGCTGTCCCCGTCGTTCAAATCCATCTGGAAACGGTAGCCCTTTTTGCGGCCATCATCGAGCGTGCAGATATCCGGCTGGTTTTCCCTGAGCCATGCGGCCACCGGCACGAAAATCAAATCAGGGTCGCCCACAAAGTCACACACGATCACATTCAGCGTGTAGATTTTCTCATGGGACAGCGAGGCCGCGAGACGCGCGTCGATATTCCCCTCATCGGCAAAGATGCGCATCATTTCGGGGTTTGTTTGAAGCTGCGGAACGGCTTTTATCAGCGCTTCGCGCAGGCTGCGTGCTTTCTTCATCGAGTTTATCCTGGCAGTCTTTGACGGTTTCAACCTGCAGCGCGCAGGCGGCGAGCGCGTGTTCAAGCCTGCGAATATCGGCGCTCAGGTCGCCATTAGTGGCCGGGTCGCTTCCCGGCATCGGGCAATAGCTCACCTTCGGGCAGGCGCTGTAAACAATGACCGGCGGAGGCGCAGGCGGCGCGGGTGTGCAACCTGCGCACAACATCAGGCAGCTCAGCGCTGTACCAGCGGCGTAGGGTTTCATTCTCATTTATCAGCCTCGTAATGGTTTCTTCACGCCGCACGGCCATTGCACCGGCGGCCAGCAGTTCGCCGCGTAGACTGACCTGCGCGGTTTCATTTCGCCTGGCAATTCCCTGCGAAACGAAAAGCTGATTTTTCAGCATTCCGATCGCGGTTTTTTGTTCCGTGGCGACCCTGTTCGCCCGTTCAAACGAGCGGGTCAGGTTGCCGTTTTCATGACGCTGCCAGAGCACAAACGCAATAAGCGCGGCCAGTAAAAACAACATCAGTTTCATTGAATCCCCCTCAGGCAGTAAGCACGCTCGCGCGCGCGGCGGTTCTCCAGCCCTTTGTTTATTTCGCCATTCACGTAAACCCAGCGGGAGAGCTGGTCGCACACCTGCCACCATTGATGACGCTTGATATAGGCGACCATCGTCGACCGGCAGGCCGCACCGGTTCCCACGTTGAATGAGAAGCTGACCAGCGCGTCGTAAATGTGCTGCGGCATTTCCACCGGCACGCAGACTGCGAGACGCTTCTCGACGTTCAGTACATCCGCGACAAGGTTCGCCGCCGCCTGACGTTCGGTGATTTCCCCTTTCGGCACGACGCCTGCAGTGTGGCCGATGCCTGACGTCCACACTCCCGCGCTGCACTGGTAAGGCGTCAGGCGACAGCCTTCGAGGTCGGCAATCAGCGCCAGCCCCCCGGGCGAGGTGTTAAGCAGACGAAAGTCAGGCATCAGCGCTGCCAGCGCCAGCACGGCGGCCACACTGCATTTTTTAACGATTGATTTCACGAATAGCCCCTTTATCGAGTCCGAGCGATGTCAGATAGAGGTACGTTTTGCGCTTAAACCAGTAGTTCGTCAGCGCGGTAAAAATGGCGCATCCGCCGCCCACGTAAAGCGCCATCTTTTCGGGGGACATTGCCCCGACATACGCCAGCCCCACGGCCAGCCAGTAGGCGATAAACGTGGTGATTTTTTCCATGCTCAGTCCCATAGATTCACCGTTTCGGTTCTGGCCGCGCTCTCGGTCTCGGGCAGCTCTACTGCCGTGCCGTGTGGCAGGATCACACCGAGCTCGGACAGGCCGGGATTAGCCTTTAAGACGGTTTCGACCACGCCCTCAGTACGCCCGTAATACCGGGCGCAAATTGCGTCGAGGGTGTCGCCCTGCAGCGCATACGCTTTCATCAGATTTGCCCCACGATGCAGCGCGCTTTGTCCTGGATGCGCGCCACAGACCAGCGCATATCCCGCCACATTTCATCGATAGTGCTGTCGATGCTGTCGGCTTTTTTATCCCCTTTGCCGGTCGCATCCACGCCGCGAAAACGTTCATAAAGCGTGGCCGTCGTCATCGAACACACGGCGTTGAAGTAGTGGAAAACGCGCACGCTCTCGCCGTCGAGCTCGTCGGTCGGGACATCCGCCAGCGTGGCGTAACCGGCATCGAGCTGACTTTCGCGCCAGTCGCTCAGCTCCGCGTTAGTCTCCGCAATGGCGGTCTTAATCGCCCGGCGCAGGCGCACGGGGGAAACGGTCTGCTCCAGTCGCATTTCTTCCCGCACGCGCTTCGGATCAACGTCAGGAAAAAACGGGGTGTTTTTGATTACCGGCTCGCTCACGCCCGGTGGCGGTATCACCACGCCCGGCACATCCTGCGGCTCTTTTTTTGGCTCAATAATCAGCGTCGTCATGACAACCTCGGGTAATGGGTGGGCGGTGGACGCCGGTCGCAGTCAGGGCAATTGATACCCGCATTGACCGGCGTGCCGCCCGGCTCGGGGAGCGCTCGGTTAACCTGCGGCTTTTGCCGCCTTTGGTGGACGCCCGCGCCGTGCCGCTGGTTTGGCGGCAGGTTTGCGCGTGCGCGGTTTAGTCGTTTTGGTTTTCGGAGCCGGTTCGGGTTTTGGTCTGAGCTGACGCTCTAACTGCTCGATATCCTTTTTCACCCCGATAGTGCTTTCTAACTGGATCGCACGCTGCAGGTGCGCCAGCGCCTCGGGCAGTTGCTCCGCATCACGCAGCACGTAGCCGGTGATTTTGTGCAGCTTCGCACGCACGATATCGGGCATATCCGCGCGTTCAGTCAGCGCGATAGTGTCGAGCAGGTTCGCCAGATTGACCGGCTGCTTTGCCGCCAGCAGGCGCTGCGCTGCGAGCGCGACCTCTTCGGCCAGCAGGCACGGCGTCGGACGGCGACCGACCGGCATGGTGAGGCCGTAGGTCATGGCGTAACGGGCAATTTCCAGCGCCCCGGCGATATCGTCAGCATCGAGACGCCAGAGCATCACCGTCATGACAATGTCATCCTGTGCGCCTTTGCCGTTTTCGAGGACGCCAGCAACCCACGGCAGGTAGAACGGCAGCAGCTCGCGCTTTTTCACGGCTTTGCGCTCTTTAGAACTGATTTGTTTTAGCGTGCGGTTGTCTGCGGCCAGCTTAACGAGCATCTGCTCATAGGCAGTTGCGTTGCGCAGCGGGACGGCAGCCCGCTGCGCTGTTTCAGAGGCCGAGACCCGCATCATGTGACGCGCTGCGGGACTCGTCATGGCTTACTCTCCGCTTTCCGGTGCTGCAGGTGCGGTGAAGTCACCGAGCTTGATGTTTTCAATCAGGCAACCGGCGGCGTAAGCCTCGACCACATAGTCAACATTCATTGACTCGTAGTTTTCGATGCGGTCTTTCTTCGGGTTTTCGATGATGCTGCGACGGTGCGCGTCATCCATGAAGTAGACAGACAGGTTGTCGAGACGCGTCACCATCAGCGCATCTGCCGGGAAGTAAGGCACGCGCACGGCTGGCAGGTTGCCGATTCGCTTCTGGCTGATGATGATGTCAGCGGCCAGCGACTCGGTGTTTGCCTGCTCTTTGTTGACGATCGGGAAATATTTATCCGCCATCAGCTTACGGCCAGTGATGACAACCAGCTCCGGGTCATCCTGATAAATCTCGTCAATCAGGTTGCCGGTGGCATCCATGACCAGCGCATCGAGGTTCGCATAGTCGCCGTTTTTACCCACTCGGATCACTTCAGAAATCACCGCACCTTCTTCGTCAGTGATTTTTGACATCACGCGCGCTGGCGCTTCATTGCGGTACTTCTGCAGCCAGCCGATCGCCACGTCCTGCAGCATCGGATTCTTTTTGCGGTCGGACGTTGCCGCGCGCTCGATGCCGTTGAAACCGGCCATGATGAAATCGAGGGACTGACGTTTGATGATGGCGTCACGGATACGGGTCTGGAAGTCCTGGAATCGCGCCCACAGGTCGAGCTGTTTGTAGCGGATATGGAAGTCAAAGTTAATCTGGTCGCACTCGTATTTATTGGACTCCAGCGCGGTAAAGTCAGCGGTCTTACGCTCATCATCACCGGCGGTGTCGGCGGTACTCGCAATCGTACCGTTAACGCCGACGCCGACTTTTTCGCCTTTCAGCTCGTCAACCGGCACGATGTTGATTTTGGTCAGAAACGCGGATGACATCTGCAGGGTGGTCATCAGGGTTTGCGTGACCGATGGCTCGACGGTGAATTTCTTCGCCACGTCATCGGTGGAAATACCGTTCAGTTCCGCGACGCGGGACAGGTAGGCATTAAATTTGAAACGGGTATCTTTACGCATGTTTTTTCCTGTTCGGGTAAAAGGGTTCAGGCCGGGCAGCACGCCCGGCGCGTTATCAGCAGTTGGTCAGCAGCTCGTCGCCTGTACCGCCTTTTGAAAGCTCGCGGCGCGGCTGGCTCTGGCTTTCGGTGTTATCGAGGGAGCTTTTGAGGGCGTTAAACGCCTGCGCGCTTTCTTCCGCCTTGCTGGTCACGTTCTGCTTAAGCAGCGCAAAAGCGGTCTCCAGCTCGGTGATGCGCTGGTCGGTGGCGCTGAAATTGGTTTGCACCTGCTCGGTGATGGTGGTCACCGCCTCATGCACATCCGCGAGACGCGCGTCATCGCTGATCTGCTTCCGGCTGAAAATGGCCTTAACCATATCGGTAAGGCTGTTGAGCATGGTGTCGGGAACGTCCTCAAACTCCAGCTCAGCCAGTGAGGCCACAGAGAAAACGTCATCCGGCTGGTCTTTTTTACCGGCGAGCGGGTTCTGCGCGGCGCGGCTGCAGAATTCGAGGTATTCCGTGCCGAGGCTTGCCGGGTCATCGGTGACGGCCAGCCCAACGAGATAACACTTGCCACTGTTGGCAAAGTTCGGGCGGATCTCCATGGAGGTGTAAACCTTCTGCCCTGCCTTAACCATGCTGACCAGCTCGTCGAGCGGCTGGATTTTGCCGTACAGCGCTTTTTTGCCATCGAGCGCAGAGCCATCGCTGATAATCTCCGCCTTAAGCTCGGTCACATCGCCATAGCGTTTAAACAGACTGTCAGGCATCAGACCCCGGATATGTTCGAGGTTAATGCGGCAGCCGTAGACGCGCGGGTCGAACGTGTCGGCCATATCCTGAATGTCATCGCCGCTGATGACGCGGCCATCGCAGGTGTCACCCTCGACGCCGATGCGAAACCATTTAGAAACTTTCTTTGCCATTGTTCAGGTGTCCTGATGTTGGATTTTCGGGTCGGGTTTAGTTTCCCGACTCTGACCTATATCAGCCACCGCTTACGATCTGATTAGATCTGACACAACAGGCACTTAGCGCGAATAACTCCCCATTTCCTTAGCCTTGCCACGTCACACCAAAAACGAGGCAAGCATGACCATTTCAACTGACCTTTCACCGCTCAATGACCCGCGACGACAGGCGCGCCTGTTGTACTGGCAGGGGTTCGCCGTGCCGCAAATCTGCGACATGCTGCAGCTCAAGCGCCCGACCGTGCAGAGCTGGAAACAGCGCGATGGATGGGAAGAAACCGCGCCGATTAACCGCGTGGAATCGACTTTAGAGGCGCGGCTTATTCAGCTCTACGCAAAGCCAGACCTGACCGCGCATGACTTCAAAGTCGCTGACTTTCTGTCGCGCCAGATGGAGCGGCTCGCGCGCGTGAACCGCTACGGCCAGACCGGAAACGAGGTGGATTTAAACCCCAATATCGCCAGCCGTAACAAAGGGGATCGCAAAAAGCCGAAACGCAATTTCTTCAGTGATGAAGCGATTGAAAAGCTGGAAGAGATTTTCTTCGACCAGTCGTTTGACTATCAGCTCCGCTGGCATAAAGCGGGGTTAGAGCACCGCATCCGCCACATCCTGAAATCCCGCCAGATTGGCGCGACGTTCTACTTTGCGCGCGAGTCACTCCTGCGCGCGCTTAAGACCGGGCAAAATCAGATATTTTTATCGGCGAGTAAAACGCAGGCGTATGTGTTCCGAAAGTACATCATCGCCTTTGCTCGTCTGGTTGACGTCGACCTGTCAGGCGACCCGATCGTCATCGGCAACAATGGCGCTGAGCTGATTTTTCTCGGGACCAATTCCAACACCGCGCAGAGCCACAACGGCGACCTGTACGTAGACGAAATTTTCTGGATACCCAATTTCCAGAAGCTGCGCAAAGTCGCCTCGGGCATGGCCTCGCAGTCACATCTGCGCACCACCTATTTCTCGACCCCGTCGACGCTGGCGCACGGCGCTTACCCGTTCTGGTCAGGCGAGCTGTTTAACCGTGGCCGCAGCAACCGCGACGAACGTGTCGACATCGATATCAGTCATCAGGCGCTCGCCGGTGGCGTGCTGTGCGGAGACGGCCAGTGGCGGCAGATTGTCACCATTGAGGACGCGCTCGCCGGTGGCTGCACCCTGTTTAACCTCGACCAGCTTAAGCAGGAAAACAGCGCGGATGACTTCCGTAACCTGTTTATGTGCGAGTTCGTCGACGATAAGGCGTCGGTATTCCCGTTCGAGGAGCTGCAGCGCTGCATGGTCGATGCGATGGAAGAATGGGAGGACTTCGAGCCGTTCGCCGACCGTCCGTTTAACTGGCGTCCTGTCTGGATTGGCTATGACCCGTCACACACCGGCGACAGCGCCGGGTGCGCGGTACTGGCTCCGCCACTGGTTGCCGGTGGCAAGTTCCGCATCCTTGAGCGTCATCAGTGGAAAGGCATGGACTTTGCCGCACAGGCCGAGGCCATCCGGGCGCTGACCGAGAAATACACCGTTGACTATATCGGCATCGATGCGACCGGCATCGGCCAGGGCGTTTACCAGCTCGTGGGCTCATTCTTCCCGGCGGCGCGCGCTATCCGCTACACGCCGGAAATGAAAACCGCAATGGTGCTGAAAGCGAAAGACACCATTCGCCGCGGGTGTCTGGAATACGACGCCGGGGCAACCGACATCACACAGTCATTTATGGCAATCCGCAAAACCATGACCAGCAGCGGCCGCAGCGCCACCTACGAAGCCAGCCGCAGCGAGGAAGCCAGCCACGCGGATATCGCGTGGGCGACCATGCACGCCCTGCTAAACGAGCCGCTTTCCGCCGGTAGCGGTATGCAATCAAGCTCAATTCTGGATATTAACTAAGATGAAAAAGCGCCAAAAGAAACAGCCAAAACAGACCAACATGACGGCCAGCACGTCGCAGAAAATGGAGGCGTTCACCTTTGGTGAGCCCTCCCCCGTTCTGGATCGCCGCGACATTCTCGACTATGTCGAATGCATCAATAACGGCAAATGGTACGAGCCGCCGGTCAACTTCTCGGGACTGGCAAAAAGCCTGCGTGCCGCCGTGCACCACAGCTCTCCGATTTACGTAAAGCGCAACATTCTGTCCAGCACCTTTATCCCGCACCCGTTGCTGTCGCGTCAGGACTTCAGCCGCCTTGTGCTTGATTATCTGGTGTTTGCAAACGGCTATCTCGAAAAGCGCATGAGCGTGACCGGCCAGCTCTTAAAGCTGGAAACCTCACCGGCCAAATATACCCGCCGTGGCGTGGAGGATGGCGTTTACTGGTACGTGTCGAGCTTTACCCACCCGCACCAGTTTGCCCCCGGTTCGGTGTTTCATCTGCTTGAGCCTGATATCAACCAGGAGCTCTACGGGATGCCGGAATACCTGAGCGCGCTCAATTCTGCCTGGCTGAATGAATCCGCCACGCTGTTTCGTCGCAAGTATTACCAGAACGGCGCGCACGCGGGTTACATCATGTACGTGACCGACGCGGCGCAGAGCAGCACCGACGTTGAGGCGCTGCGCTCCGCGATGCGCGACTCGAAAGGGCTCGGGAATTTCAAAAACCTGTTTTTCTATGCCCCGAACGGGAAACCGGATGGCATTAAGATCGTGCCGTTGAGTGAAGTCGCCACGAAGGATGATTTTTTCAATATCAAGAAGGTGAGCGCTGCCGACCTGCTCGATGCGCACCGCGTGCCGTTCCAGCTTATGGGCGGCAAGCCGGAGAATATCGGCTCGATGGGCGATATCGAGAAGGTGGCGCGGGTATTTGTGCGTAACGAGCTGACGCCGCTGCAGGAGCGTTTCAAAGAGGTCAATGACTGGCTCGGGACTGAGGTAATCCGCTTCAAAGATTATGATCTTGCGAACTAAATTTTAAGCCGCCAACAAGGCGGCTTCAATTCACCTAACCTTTTGAAGATTTAGGGTCATCCTTCCTCGGATACGTTCTTTCCTCTTGAAACTTACCGTCCACCTTGTGAATTTTGACAGAGCCCTGCTTATCAGCCATAAACTCTTGAGTCTGTTTAATCATTTCTGCTTTAGTGTCAGCCGTTTTACTTGGCTTGGTATTCCCTTCTTTCTGTAATTTCCACTTATCACCGTCTTTAGTTATGTGATAGTTGTCCATCTTATGACCTCCAACCGTAAGTTAGGCATAATGTATGCCGATGAAATTTTAACCAAAGCGAAGCGGTAGATTAGTGATTTTGATCGCGGCCTAAAACAAACATGATCTTCTGTTCAGCGCGCAGTGCTATCCCCGCCTCGCCTGCCCGCTTAATGGGTCGCTTTTAATGCATGTGCATCAGGAGTCCCGAGCCACGCGAACACTGGAGCTAACTCACAAAAAACGAACTCAAAAACTGATGCAAATAGATGCACCTGATAGATGCATAGCTAAAACTAAGCTTCGCTATCACTTCACTTGCCACTTTTGAAGCTCTCAATCATCTTTTTTACATCCTCAGCAAGCTCAACAGGTACATCCATTGTCCGAGAGTTACTATATTCTTTTGGAGCTTCATACACACCTTGATAATTGAGAACGCACTCTTTAAGTATTTCAAAAAGAGACTCAACAGGATCGCTCCCGTGGCAATCTACAAATTTTAGATATTTCACATGCGCCGATAAAGTGGAAATATCGCCATGAACAAACTTGCATCTAAGTTCGTAGATTATTTCTATTTTAGATCTTACATCAAAGATATTTATCGCATCACGACAGACACCACCAATAATCGATGTTTTGTTACCTGCATTATTACCATACATTGCATCAAGAGCTATAAATTGATTTAAAAACCTCTCACGGCGATCACTCCCCCAACCATGAGCAATGAACGAAAGAGCAGATAAAACACGCTTATCAGATCTAGATAATATTTTTACTAACCGTTCGCAAACCAAATTATCAATATTTAAAACTAACAGTGATGGAATGTTTACACGAAAATTAGAAATATGATACTTCCCCTCAGAGAAACTCTCAATTTTATTATTAACATCACAGGAGTTAATAGCGAATGGATTATTCACAGTAACACATAACCCACCGAATAGCAGATTCAACATCTCAACTGCATCCTGTTGAGATGATGCATAGATAAGTATAGCTGTCGAGCATGAATGATTGAAATATCTCCCAATAGGTTCATCTCGTATATCTGTCTCATCAAAGAAGGATTCATAAACGTCAATGCCAGCTTTAGATTTAATATTAGACAATAAAGCCGTACCCTGCCCTGGGCCAAAGAGATAAAGATTATCCTGTAACTTTAATTGCCCATCAAACCTAACACAACCAAGATTGTATATATAAGGGTAAAGTTTCATTTGTGAGGTTATAAAATAACCAAACATTTCACAGAGATTTGCCCTATGCACTTTTGATATTATACTATCAACGGAACTTTGCTCTAGGTTAAGCGATAAGAAATCGGCATCTATACAGTTGAAGGCTTCAGAGCAAAAGCTTAACAACAACTGTTTAGCACTATGAAGGTCACTTATCCCTAATTTTTGCCCATAATTCCTTAACAGTGAGCTAGCGCATTTTGCCACTTCCTCATCATTGTATTTGAGCCAAAAAATTATATCTTGAAGTGGTTTACCTACTTGAATACAAGGTATCTCTTTATCATGCCTATAAAAAAAACACCTGCATAGTCTGTTTATCATACCTCTCGCGAAAGCAATCTTCACTGAAACATCATCCTTTAATTTAACCATCGATGGTCACCCCATTAAATTTGAGTGTTATCTTAAGTTACAGCGTTTACCTTCGAGCTTGTTAATTTACATTTTCTCACCAGTTTAAGGGAAACACCATCCAGTTTTCCTGTACAGCAAAACAAAACCGTTTATCCCCATAAATTACTGTTGCCCCTCTCGCCAGAGCTTCAATCTCCCATCGTTCAGGGGCAATACCCTCCTGAGCTAACTCGAAACGAATTTTTGCGATTCGATCCCTCTCGGGCTTCGTCATCCTGGCTGATGGCGCTTGTTCCCTCGTTTTAAGTGGCGCATTGCTTCTTTGCTGGCGATTTTTGCGCGATGCACCAGCTTTTAACGCGCCGTTAAGCACTTTCACGACGTCTGGCTCATTCCAGCCGATAACCCCGAGCTCAATCAGATTTAACACCGCTGCGGCTTGCTCAGACGGCGTGGGGGTCATAACTGGATCGCCACTGCCGGTAGGCTTTCCACAGTTATTGACAGGACTCCGAGGCGCGGCAGAGCCGCTTTTTAAGGTCAAAGGCTCAACGGCCAAAACCTTTGGAACGATGCGCCATTCGGCTGTACGGGTTACATGGACACGATTAGCCCCGAGATGAGGGGCATAAATCCCGACAACCCTCTCGATATCTTCCTCGTATTCGTTGACCTCATCCGTCACCTTACGGGCGACCCTGACCGCCTGAGCATCACGCGGCATGTTTGCCCCACCCTGCGCGATGATGTACCGCTCAAAGTCCCCCTCATCTGCAGCAACTCGCGCGGCCTCGACCCTGTCGTCAAACTCGCAGGCAATACTCACCCCACGCGGCAGTTTGCGCAGTTCACGGTAAGCGCCCATCGTCGGGAGACCAATCGGTTTAAACTGAGGGATACGCCATGTTGACGCCCATGCGGTGACGGCTTCGGCCGTATCTTTCAGAGGCTTGCCGGTGTCGTGATCGAGCTGGCCGTCGAGCGCGTAACCGTCGATATTTTTTGCAATATATTTAGCGATATAACCCGCCGCTCCGCCCTGATTAAGATGGCGTGACTCAAAGCGCTGTTTTGACGCACCCTTTTCGTGTCCGTCCTCTTTGAGGGCATAACGACGCATAATTTCGTTAATGGCTTTACGCTGACCGGGTTTGCAAAAAAGCATCATGTGCCAGTGTGGCGTGCCGTCGTGGTGCGGTTCGACAACGCGCATCCCGTAAACATCTAAATCGTTATCTTTGAAAGCTGTACGCATCAGGCTCCAGATTCGGCATAGATAGCGCTGGCCGTCTTTGGGTGTGAATGCTGTTTCGTTCCAGCCGTGATTAAGCTGCACCGTTTTGCTTTCACCTTTGCCAACCTGACGGGTCGGGTGATACTTCGATGGCGTGGTCAGCGTGATAAACATCCCCACGTCACCAACGCTGGTCGCGTAGCGTTCAATCCCGGCGATAGTATTCATCAGCTCCATACGACGTATTTCAGGGTTCGAAATACTCCCCATGACCTTGCTTATGAGGTCAATACGTTCGCCAGTGATTTTGTTTTCCAGTTCGCAGGATTTCAGGTATTCGAGATTAGCCAAGCGGCGCGCGTGAACATCGCGGATCGCTATTTTGCTTGCGTAAGGTGAACGGTCTTTGTTGACCTCACCTGCTGCGATGAGCAGCGCCTCGCGCCAGCGCATCCGCTGCGCCTTGAGCTGGTTGACCCACCACTCGTCTTTAATCAGTCGTGAAATAGCGGAAAATGCCATGCGGATCGTCATCTGACCCTTATGGTATTTTTTCCAGTACATCGGGGTGATGTTAAATGCGCGAGCAACACCGGCCACTTGCCCGTATAGGTGCGACTGAGCTTCATCGGTGAAAAGTGTCTCTTTCCCGCCGTGCGCCTCCGCCCAGGCGTCGCTTAACTCCTCGTATTTGCTCCAGAGCTGAGAGGCAATTCTGGCCGCAAATTTCCTGAGTTCTTTGTCATTCATATCTGGTAAGCGCGCATACTGGTCGCGCTCGGACAGAAAACCAATCGAGGCGGATTCATTCATCCCGCACAGCTCATTAACACGCTCAAGACGCGGCAGCAACTTGCGCTCAAACGTGTTTTTAAGGAAATACAGCCCACCCAAAGGGCTCTTTTTACGGCGTATAAAGTTATAACGCGATGTAAACAGGGTTTGCAGGAAAAATGGCAGACGGTCAATGCGGTTTAAAACACCTTGCACCTGACGGAGTTCGGCACGTGTAAGGGGTCTGTCGCGGCCGATGGCCTCACGGGATTTATTCCAAGGGTATGTGAAATCAGTCATGCCACCAAAAGCTCCAACTGTTGCGGATGCTTTGGCATTTCGGACCAGCATTGAATTGCAGGAGGCGTGACACTCTCGATCGCGTTTTTCAGAATAGCGCAGCGACCAATAAGAATGGCGGCTTTAAGTTCACGCTCACTCAGTTTCTGGTTGTAATCCGCCTCCTGAATGAATCGAGTTATCTCAGGGTATTTGCTTGTAAATTTTGGAATATTACAGGCGAGATTTGTGCTATCTGCAGTAGCAAGCGGATAGTTTCCAAGGACACGGCCATCCAGCATACGAAGGCCATGAATTTTAGTTTTAAAGCTATGTTTCAGATAAATTGCATCGAATGCTTCACGCATCCTGCGATGCCAGCGCTCAGTCCTGATGCTGGCATATTCACCAGATGAGCCAAAGCACACCCGAGGCCATTCATTACAAAGCTCAACCAGTCGGTCTAATGACTCATGAAGGTGCCAGACAGGCGCGGCTTTATCCCGGAAACAGCGAGGCATTGAATCGATAAGGGCATCATTGTCAGCTTCTCCACCCTCAACCACATCAGGAATAACAAAGAAAGACACCTTTGGGTGATGATAGTGGGGCAATAACCACCGATAAAACTCCTGCCAATTGATAACAAGACCACGTTTCCACGCGGAAAAAGCCCCATTATCAATAGCAACGGCGCAAGCATATTTAATCGAGGCGGCGAGCTGGTCAGGTCTGGCAAAAGAAACAAAAGCGCCAGCACCATTCACTGCAACATGATGAACGTTACCGGCGTCTCCCCATACTGGCGTGCCGTGATAATGGATAATCGAATCCGTCATCATTAGCACAGCCTAGCTCTTAGCCTTTGAGCTGAAAGCTTGCTGACATTTTTCTGCCAGCCGCTCAACCTGCTTTTCTAAATCCGAAAACTGACGGGACTCACCTGTTAAAATTTTATGCAGTAACAGACCCGAAACGAGCTTAGAAATGGTCGGGTAGTAACCCACAACGTCCAACCATTCCTTACCTTCATTCTTCCCGGATGTAGCGGTCTTTTTTTCCTGCAATATGAATTGATAGCGGTCACTGGTGATGACGTACTGGTTATTAATCTCGATGCGTATGCTCATTTTTACTTCCTGTTAAAGGTGGTTAGCCAGCCCTACCAAAAATTGAGTTGTGTAACCTTTCCGACTCCTGACCTAATAACTCGATAATCTCGGTACGATTAAGTTCTGACTTACTGATGTGCGCGATAAGCCCGTCAAACTGAGAAGATAAACGGGTCGCCGTATCGCGCTGTGCCTCACTTACTGCCTGTGCCAGATGTGCCGAATACATCCCCTGCTGCGCTGTATTTTGTTCTTGCATTTGCCTATCTCCGGGCAAAAGGAGTCCCCACGCTGTAAGGCGCGTAATTAGTCGAATCCAGATTAATTAATGTAAATACTGCTCAGGTTTTACCGAGGTTAAAATAGTTGGTGCGTATTCAAAAAGGCTGAACAGCTCTCGCAGAGCGCGGAAAAGTTTGTCACGCCAGTAACAGTCCTCTTCATTCAAACGCCAGTGCGGCATCATAAATTCCTGCTCTGTCAGTCCAGCATGAAGAAACAATGAACGCCTTTGGCTGACGGTCAGGCGGCTGATGAAAGTTGCTTTTGACGCGCCAAGTTGACGATACCGGGTGAATGCATTTCTCAATTCATCAAGTGCACAAACAAGACGCTCACGATCTGCTTCAGCCATTTCCTCTAAGCGCATCACAGAGTGACGCTGTTTTAATTGAGCGTGGAAACAAACCGTAAGACGCTCCCGCTCCATCATCTGATTGTAAAAATCACAGGTATCCTGCCAGCGAGGCTGAGCCAGATACTTGCAGACCAGACCGCGGAGCGCTGTTGGTTGTTTCTGGATCACATCAAGTGTCATTACTGTCATAACCACAGCCCTCTCTTTTTGACCAGGCAGCGAAGCTTCTCGATTACACCCGTCTTACGGGTTCGGATGATGATGCCCTTGCGTCCGCGACCGTGTGTGATAGTGAAGTTGATTGGATTAGGGCTTTCTCTTCGAAGCAGCTGTGCGATACAGCGAGGTTCATTCTTCATACTGGCTCCCCTAATCCGAGCCACATCAACCAACCATCACGAATTTCCTTCGGGCGGCTGTCATATGCCATCTTCATACCCTTGTTCCAGGCAGGCAGATAAACCCAATATTCCCCTGCGCGCCCACTCGTTGACTGCGGATCGGTCATCTCAACAACAGGCAACTTGCCCTTCTCAATCATCCCTTTAACCGCTGCGGGAGTTTTTCCAATAAGACGGGCAAATTCCTGATATGGAACCGCATCTGTTCTGCTTACAAGCTGGTTACTCATCTGTTACGATTCTCCTTTAGTGTGATTAATTGCTCTAAATAGGGTTTAGTTGCTCTAAAAGGTGATTCACCCATCGGTTATATAAATCTACGATAGGTGATAATGTTCAACTATAGGTGATTTTATGTCAATACAGATCCATGAAAAAATCAAGCTGATAAGAGAGTCAGAAAGGTTAAATAGGAGACAATTCAGCGAGTTAACTGGAATCGTTTACGGTTCTTTTTGTAGTTATGAAGCCGGTGACAAAAAGCCGGGAATCGAACAAATCATGAAAATCCTCCAGCACCCACGCTTCACGAAATACACCATGTGGTTTATGACTGATCAAATAACACCCGAAGCTGGGCAGATTGCACCGGCTCTCGCGCACTTTGGGCAGCAGACAACAACGTCATCCCACTCAGACCAGAAAACTGGCTAACTATTTATGGCGCTTATTTGTGCAGTAAATGCACAGTGAGTTTTTGCTATTTAAATCAGGAAATTGAAGTACGCAGTAACATCATCGGGAGGCTTTATGTCTGTTAAAAAGCTCGATGATGGTCGATATGAAGTGGACATTAGACCGACCGGGCGTAACGGAAAACGCATCCGTCGGAAGTTCGACAAGAAAAGCGAGGCGATGGCTTTTGAAAAGCATACTCAATATAACCATCACTCAAAGGAATGGCTTTCAAAACCAACGGACAAACGCCAATTGTCGGAACTGAAAGAGTTATGGTGGAAGCTGAAAGGTAAACATGAGGAGCACGGTCAATCGTATCTCAGGAAAATTGAGCGTTTCGAAACGATGACCGGAAACCCGTGCGCTTTCCAGATCACCAAGAGCCTGATAACGCAATATTGTGCTCAACGTCGGGGTGAAGGTATTAAGCCAACTACCATCAACCGCGACCTGATCACGCTAGGTGGGATGTTCACAACCCTGATTGAGTCAGAACTGTATAACGGTGAGCATCCATTCAGGGGATTCAAAAAACTGAAAGAGCAGACAGCCGAAACGGGCTATCTCACTCTTGAGGAAATTGACGCCTTACTTGCTGCGCTCTCAGGTGATAATCGTAAAATTGCGGTTTTGTGTTTGAGTACCGGAGCAAGATGGGGAGAAGCTGCGCGATTGAAGGCGGAGAATGTGATTCATAACCGGGTGTCTTTCGTTAAGACGAAAACCAACACACCGCGCACGGTCCCGATCTCTGATGACGTTGCGGCTTACGTAGTCGGCAAAACACGAGGTTTTCTGTTTCCTGAGGCCAGTTATGCTGACTTCAGGCGAACCCTCAAAAAGGTTAAGCCCGACTTACCGGCCGGACAAGCAACACATGCGCTACGACACTCTTTCGCGACGCACTTTATGATTAACGGGGGCAACATCATCACACTGCAGAGGATCTTAGGTCATACGAAAATTGCGCAGACAATGGTCTATGCGCACTTCGCTCCTCAGTACCTGCAGGACGCGATTTCGCTTAACCCGTTGAAGGGTGCTAATGGTGGTCAGAGTGTCCACAATGTGTCCACACCCTAG